GCTTCTTTTTCTAACATTAAAGAAATTAAATTGCTTATAGATATTGCATTTAGTACATTTTTTCATAAGTATATTATACTTAGTATAACCTATATAATGGAACCAGAACAAATCAGAGCTCACTTATTAAGAACTCTATATCGCTTCAAGATAATAGACTTTCACACACTAGATACACTCATAGATAGACTCACCGTAGACATGTTCCACCGCCAACGCCAAGAAGATTAAACCGAATCGATAACTGCTTGAGAAATAATATCAAGAGGTTATATGAGTAAAGACCATTACAAAGAAATTCTAGATAGATATGAAGAAGTCACTAAGCAAATGGCTGGTGATGATGAACTTATCATTAGAGTTTTATTAAAGATGTATGGTGGAGCTCAAGGTGTTTGGGATGAAATCCACTCAACTCTAGAAAATGAAGCTTATTCAGGTTCTGAAGGTTATGCCACTAACACTGGACCAGATGTTTATAATGAAACTATTATGAGCATGGAACTCTCATTACAAGATGCTGTTGCTGAAACAATTGAGCAAGAATTCCTAATGGACAGAATCGACACAATCACTAAGACAAAAGAAGGATATAAGCTTCGCACAACAAGTGGAAAAGAAGTAGATATAACAGATAGAGAAGTTAAAGAGAAAATCATCTTACAGAATAAAGAACTTGCATTCGATCATTTCGCTGGTCTAATGGAAGAATCTGACATCTTAGAGGTGTTTAGAATTGTGGATTTATATTATGTTGAGTAGTATTGTAATACTATTCTTCGTATGTTGGTACATATATAAGTATAAGTTCGTTGCTCTATACAATTGGATCCTAGAGAAGATTGCATTAGTATATAGTGCGGGGTTAATCTTAGGAGTTTTATGAAGTATGACAGATATAGCCACATGTACAAATATAAAGGTTGGTACTATGAGGTTGAAGCAGAATATTTAGAAGACAATACTAAGCATTATCATTTAGCAATAGATGAAAAGTTTGGTGTAAGTTGTATGATGCCAGTTAGCCCATACATGACCCAACCTATTCCAGAGACAGTATTTAAGATGTGGATTGATATGGGTATGCCAGATAGAGATAAGATGGGCGGAACATTACCTGATCACTATAAAAGATACTATGATAAATGGGCATTAGAACAATTAGAAAAAGCTTTAGAATTGGAGATGATTTGAGACCAACAATTACAGTAGATAGTGTACACAACTTAAGCTCTAGGGTTATAAGAACCATTTTTGAAGGCATTGCTGTAGCTAAGCACTATAAGACACTATATACAATTCAAAAAGAAAAGAACTTAAATCTTAACGCAGCAGTTAAGCTATTCTTTACTAATGATGAATATATGCAAGATGTAGAGAAATTCTTAAAAGATGATGCTAATTATAGAGATGTATTTAAGAGTGCTATTCAGAATTTTGGAGCAGGATTTACAGAGGACGACATTCCTCTTAGAGATTGTGATTTTAAAGTAGAAGATGGTGAAGCTTGTTCTTGGTTTTATATAGATGAAAGAGTAGAGATTAACTTCTCTGGAAGTAGATTCTATATTAACAGATTAATTATTGATCCTAAGTCAAATGTTATTGTTTACTCAGATTTAGATGAAATGGATTGGACTCATTATGGTGAAGAAGGTCCAGTTGGACTTGCTTATAAGAGTTTTCTAGCAGAAGAACAACTACTAAAGGACTAATATGTTAGGAGCTATTGAATGCGAGATTAAAGTGATTGGCAAGAATAACGTGGTTATGAAACTACCTTATCAAGAAAAATCTGCTCAATTTAATTTTAGAAAAATTAAGAATAAGTGGATTTTTAGAGTTAAGAAAGACACAATTGATTGGGATAGCTTCTTTAAGAATCACTATACAGATCAGTACTCTAAATATAGATATAATCAAAAGTTTGCTAGAGAACAATCGGTTGAATTAGTTTTTGCACCTCTCTTAGATAAGTATATTCAAGAGAAACAAATAGAAAAGATACTATTACACTAGGAATAATATGTTTCAAGAGTATATTGCAAAGAAGAATCAGACATTATTTAATTTAGCTTCAGTGTTCTTCTCTAAGGAATTAGGTTTAACTAATGAAGAAATGGAGATAATTACTGTTCAAGAGGTTAACAGACTCGAGACTGGAACTAGTGGAACATGCACTGGCTCATACAACGGAGTTGATGGTTCACTAACAAAAGTTGAGATTAGAGTGCTTGGATATGCCTCTGTAATAGGTATGATCGATGTTCTAGCTCATGAACTTGTGCATGCTAGACAACATGTAAGAGGTGAATTCCATTTTGAAAAAGTTAAACACCCAATATTCTTTGGACTATTTGAAATAGATGTTAATGAGAGGTTTCACAAAGGACAGAGACTATCTGTGACTCCTTATTATGAAAGACTCTGTGAGATTGAAGCGCACACACTTTCTTATGATCTTGTAACTAAATTTTGTGCAGGTTTATACATCAAAGATGAAACCGAATCGAAAAAGATAGAGGACGATGGTGGAATATCAAACGACGACATTGGAACAAAGGCGACAAATGCTGAAGAAGGATCCATTTTGGGTCTTTCGTAATTGTGGACTTAATGATGATGAACTGTTTCACATGTATGTCATATTAGGTTGGGATGACGATTGGGAATACAATAATGCCGTAGATTATATGGCACAAAGGATACTTTTGGAGGATTTATGATAAGTGTATTATTAGGTTTAGCTATTACAATTGGACTTCTTTTCTTAGGTACACACCTACTTCAAAAGTATGGTCGCATTAATAATGAAGAGTTTAACTTACTTTATGCAGGGTATTTCTCGATCAAAGCTATTATTAAAATCGGTGAAGTAGTTACTCTAGCCTTATTAGGGTCAGCATCCTTATCATTAGCTGGTGGAGCATTGTTTATGATTGCTATTGATAGCTTATTTGCATATTACTTCTTTAAGAAGTCAAATGTGCTCTAATGGAAGAATTAGAAAGTATTAAACTTCAGATTAGAATGGTTAATGAACTCTTGGAAAAGAAAGCATACCAAAATGATCTGATGAGAAAACATTTAGAAAAGTTACAAACACGTTTAAAGGAGTTAGAGAATGTTCAAGACTGAAGAAGGTGAATTTAAAGGAAGTAAGACTTTAAAGATTTCAACTCAAGATGATAAGCATGTAGTTACATTTGGTCTTACAAAGGCTAAAGCAATCCTAGCTTCTTATGAAGAAATTAAGAAGTTCGTAGAATCTAATGCAAAGAAAACATCAGAAGAGTCTGAAAATCTTTGAGAATCTGCACCAATGTTTACTTACGAACATACACTAGTTGCATCTGTTAGACTTGCAAATTATATGTATCACACAGCAACAAGACAACTTGGCTATGATGCTGATGATATAAAAGACGACTTAATTGGTGGTTTTATAACAGAGAAAGAAGCAGAACAAGCTCAAACTAAACTTAGTCGTAAGTACTTAGAGATCATGACCAAATCTTCTAATAAGACATTGAAGGCTATTTTAGATGCACATGAAGTTAAAATATGTAGAAGAACAAACAAGACACTAGAAGCTATAAAAACTGAACTCTTTGAAAGAGCATTATATGAAGAAGACTCTGGAAAAACTGGGACAATCGCCAATAGCTAAGTTAGTTATTGCGGCAATAGTTCCTGGTGGTTTCATAATATGGGGATTATATGAGCTTTCAAAGTTGAAAAAGAAGGATGTCAATGACGAGAAAGACAGACCTAAGAGTTAAAGAAATTTTAGATAATAATAAATCTCATGTGGAAACCTATTATGTAGTAGATGAACTACTTAGAACTTTGGGTAGATTTAGAGTTTGGAAATTACCTTTAGAAGCTTATTCAGGTTGGTCAGCCGCAGTTGAAAGATTAGATGATGTAAGTAGGAAGTATCATGAAAAAATGTATGAAGCATCCAAAATACAAGGGCAAGGGGAAACCTAAACATGAGTGCACAACTTGTCTATCGATGTATTTAGCATTAAGAGTTCCAAGAATGCTTCCGAGACCGACAAAAGTTATTAAAGATAAAACGAAGTATGACAGAAAGAAGGTAAAGAATGATGATTATTAGTGCTATATTGGGATTCTTAATATTCAGCTATATATCTTGTACTATTGCTTTATATCTTGATGCTAGATATGACATAACAGATGTGGGTGACAAGAAAGTAGATTTATTATTTGCATCGATTATGGGACTATTTGTTGTAGCTGTTGTAGCTTTTTATTCTATAAAGAAATTAAACTTTAAATTTGACTTTCATAATAAAATTATAGAGTTAGGTGAGAAGCATGGCAAGCAAGATAAAGACCCTACTTATCAATTAGAAAAAGCAGTATTTGGGGAAAAGCGATGACTGTAGTGATAACACTTAAAGTTTTATTGGCAATAATCTCATTTGTTACATTAAACTATCTTGCATTTTATGCAACTGCCTACTATGATGTTAGGTACTTAAAATCTGATCCAGATTTCTATGATGACGCACCTATCGCTGTACCGTACATATTTGGAATGGTTTTTATAGTTGTTTTAGGTGGTGCATGGGTTATTGGAAAATTAAAGCTCAAAATTCCTAAAGCTACAGATTTAGCAAAGAAGCATAGAGCACAAGATGAAGATGTTACATATCAGTTAGAAAAACATTTACTAAATAAGAAGTAAACCGAATCGAAATATAAATATGAAAAACAAAGTAAAAGAATTCTATGCAAGTCTCTATACAATGCCGGCAGCTGAGCACGATATGGAACGCTTTGGCAGACAACTTATTGATGACTTCATAGAAGAATTAAAAAAGAATCAACTAGCTGTAGTATGGAATTATGGCTTAGATAGTGTTGTATTTGTAGATAAACTACAAAAGATCAAGGAGGATTTCTGTGGCGATGGACACGATAAAAGCAATTCAGATGAGTCATCTGGAGCAGGAATTGTTGGAAGTGGTGAAGAAGATCAACCATTGTAATATTTTAATTAATGATGTAAATATCAGAGATTACAAATATAAAGAGATGAAGAAGAAAGAGATGCTAAAGCTTATAGCTCAAAAGAACATCTTAGAGAACAAAATAACAGAAGGCATGTTCCTTGAGTAAGCCACTTAGTTTAGTTAAAAGAGTTCTATACGTTAAAAATTTTGGACATACTTTAATGAGATTTGGCATTATAAAGTGTAGAGATCAAATAGATAACTTTAATTTAGATACAAAAAGATACTTTGGATTATTTGAGTGCAAAGAATATGTCGAAAGATGTATAGAAAATGGGTGGATTAAATGAAACTAGAAGTAGGAAAAACTTACGTTCTTAAGGTTACAGACCATAAGTCATGTGAGGTATTGCATGAATATTCTGCCTTAGAAGCAAGAGTTAGAAAGATATACCCAAATACTATGCAAGTAGGTAGACTTATATTGTTTGCAGTGAGTATTTGTATTCCACCTCTTTTATTGGTCACTGTACCATTAATGAAAAAGTATCCATTAAAATTAGATAAACCAACGAAATTCGGTGTTAAATAAACTACAAGATATCTTGGATGATATCAAAGTAACAATAGAATGGATATTAGCAGGTTGTCCTAAACCTGTGCCCATTCCCATCAAGGAGCGAGATGATGATCAAAAAGGTAGAAGGCCGCAACATCCACCTAGCGGTAGATAATATCGTTATGGACTTACTGTGTGACTATCATAATCTTACTCATAGTGAGATTGTTTCATACTATCATGGGTTAATTGAGCAAAGTATTAAAGCTGAAGGAAATATTGCTAACGATAAGAAGTTTCCTAAGTTTATGTTTAATAAAAGAGGGAAGGCGATTTGGAAGACGGTAACGATTGATCCAACTCCAGTGGCACCTGTAGTTGCTGTTGCGCCGGTTAATCTTAACACTCAGTTGCCAGTATTTCCATGGGGTGTTGGTGGACTTATGGGTACTCCAAAAGAGCCATTGCATAATCACGTGTGGGTTGTAAGAGGATTCTATCCTGAAAGTAAAGTGCCTTTTAAGCTTTCGATTGTTTTAAATAGAGACTTTGAAAGTAAAGAATATTTTTGTAAGGTGGTATTAGGTGATAAAACAAAAGCTACTAGATTTACTGAGCAACAACTCAATACTTATCAAGAAGAGGTTGCTGAAGCTATTCTTCTAGATAAAGACATTAAAGCATTAGAACAAATACCCTATGCTAGGAAAACATTTAAATGTATGCGCCCTAAGAGTATACCTCTTTTAAAGAAAAGTAAATAATTTGTTTTTCTTAGAACTATTTTCAGAAGCAGTTATACTTTAAAGGGATGATATATGAGTAACGGACGAAAGCCCACATTTTTTACAAGCGACTGGCATATTGGCCATGCAAACTCTATTAAGTTTGACAATCGACCATATCAAGACACAAATCAAATGCATGCAGCTCTTATTAAGAACTACAATGCACAAGTTCCTGAAAACGGTATTTGCTATTTTCTAGGGGACATAGCAACTCATTCATCTGATCTTACTAAAGAAGTAATTTCTAAGCTTAATGGTACTAAAGTTATTATCGTAGGAAACCATGATAAGAATTCAAATGCCCTTTATCTTATGGGCTTTGATGTTGTGCTGAATAGTGCGACGATCTACGTTCAGGGCGAGCGAGTCACGATGTCTCATTGCCCTTTGCGTGGAGTTTTTCGTGAAGATGTAAGTGATATGAAAGGTGGAGTAGAAGGAGATAATTGGCATGGAGAACATAAGAACCAAGCATGGTCCATTGAGAACGAGGGCCAGTTTCATTTACATGGTCACATTCATTCTCCGAATGGAGGTAAAAGCACAAAGATTTTGGGGAGACAATTTGACTGCGGTGTTCCGGCTAATAAATTTCGCCCCGTACCTATAAGTGAAATAGAAGCGTGGATAGATAGAACTAAAAATGAAGAGAAATTAAACTAAGGGAGTTTTATGAAAACTGGTTTAGAATGGTGGAATGAAGTAAAGAACGATAATTTAAAAATGAACTCATGGTTACAAAAACAATGTTATGGTGAATATCAAGCGTATCTTAGAATTGGAAAATTAGCAACCAAATATAACAATTCAATCTTAAGAATAGTTGCAGATCAAGAACTTAAACACTATGAATGGATTAAAGATTATTTAGTAAAGAATAATATTGAACCTATTACAGAACATGAAGAAAGATATTGGAAAGAAGTTAATATGAATTTCGATACATTAGAAGAAGCTTCTGCAATTGGTGCTCACGCTGAAGAAATGCGCTTAGAAAGAATTAGAATTATTGCAAAAGATACGGAATTTACAGAACTAGCATCTATCTTTAATAAAATTCAAACAGATGAAGAATTTCATGTTAAAGCATTTACTAAGTTAACTACAGAAGAAAAACTAGCTGTCGCTAAAATTGGACACGAGCAAGGCATGCTAGAACTTGGACTTATTATTTAATAAAATAAATGGAAAACTTAACGATGAGTGACATTTGGCAATGGATTCTGATAATGTTAACGATTTGTGGAGCTAGTGTTGGAGTGGTTACTGGAGTTCTTATTTTGTTTCTTTTTGCTGGATTATGTCATCTGAAGGAATATTGTAGTGCTCGTCTATCACTTTCTTAATGCGTGCAAGATGGTCCTTACTTAATTGCATGAAGCCACAGTGGGAGCAGTGATGCCAGTCTCTATAGTCTGGAAGCCTATGTTGCATAAACGTTCCACAGAAGCACTTCGGGCAGAAGTAAGCGTTCCATGTTAAGTCATTGAGATAATTAGGTTCCATTAAGGTATTATACCAGGGAAATAAGCAATGAAATATTATATAGTCAAAAGTAGAGTCCTTCTAGAGCAGAATACGGTATAATGTAGGTATCCTAAGAGCTTAAAAGTGCGAGGATCGTATGGCTAGAGGCAAGAAAGAGAAGAAAGATGACTGGGTTAGATTTAAGAAGTTTCAAGATGAGAATTCTAGATTAAAGAAAGAAGTAACGAAGCTTAGAAAACTAGCGAAAGAAACCTTGATTGATGGGTTACAAGCAAAGCAAGATAGAAAAGATGATGGTCTCGAACCTCGTAAACCTATCTGCGAAGTTTGTGGAAACGATAACCTTACATCAATGGATATTCCAAGAGCAGATGGCACATTTACATTAAATTTATGTAATTCATGTGGACACAGAAGTTCTCTCAAAAGAAAGAAAGAAGTAAAGGTGAAATAATGAAACATGCAATTTTCTTTTCAGAAACAGAAGAATCTCGTGCTGTCTTTAGAGAGCTTAGAGCTACTATAATTAAACTTAAAATCTATGAATGGAACGATGGTCCACCCGTGAGGTTATTCACTCATAGATTTTGTCTTCAATATGCTATTAAGCTTCGCAATAAGTAAATCTAAAGCCACGATGAGTTTGTTGAATATTCTTTAAACATCTTCCAATTGCTACACAATCTAGATTTAGCTCTCTAGAGCAGAGTCTTTGAGATAAGCCTTTCCATATTATTTGATTACTTTCATTAATAACCATAAAATACTTACCACCTTTTCTAACTGATTGTTTTTCTATTTCTTGTTTGTTAGACCATCTATTTTTAGCAGCTTTAACCTGCTTTTCCTTATATTCTATATCTGTCCATTGTTTCTTTTTAGCATTTGACATATTTTTAATGCCAATATCCGATATTTTCCTACCTTTACCTAATTTACTAATTTTAGATTTGGTCTTATCCGTGTGCTTATATCCTAATATTCCAACCCCACCTTTGGTTATGTTATAACCATTTTCAATAGATTTATAAAGTTTTATTGTTGCAATTTCTGTATCATTTAATTCTTGCACTGTGGAACAGTGTTTAATAATCTCCCAACTAAAATTATCAATGCCATATTTTCTTATCGCTTTATGTAATAATAAGTTTGAATTATTGTTTGCTTCTTTAATATGACTTTTAATTCTATTTTCTAAAGTTTTAGATGTTTGACCTATATAAACTTTATTATTAATTTTATTAATAACTTTGTAAACTATCATCCTTCACAACTCTTACAACTTTCATCTTTTTGTCTACTTGCATTATCAGCTTTAAGAACTGAACTACTACGAAGATAATATAAAGCTTTAATTCCACCCTCATGAGCTTCCTTATGTACCTTATGAAACCACGCTGGATCAGCATCAGCTGGAAAGAATAGATTTAAACTCTGACCTTGGTCAATATACTTCTGTCTCTGAGATGCTTGTCTAATAATTGCAGACTGATTGATCTCATAAGCCGTAAGGAATATCTCTTTCTCTTCTGCAGATAAGAAATTCAATTGTTGAACACTTCCTTCGTTGGCTACAATGTTCTTCCATGTCTCGACATCGTTCTTGCCTTTAGTTTCTAATAATTCTTCTAATGTAATGTTCTTAATTAAGAATACACCTTTAGCTGTTCTTTGTGCAAAAGCATTAGCCATAATAGGTTCAATACCAGCAGATACTCCACCACTAATGATAGAGTTAGATGCAGTTGGTGCTACAGCAAGAAGATGAGAGTTACGAACTCCATATCCTACACACCATTCAGGTTCTCCGTATTCTAATGCTAATTCCCTCGTTGCAATATCGGCCTTTTCTCTGATCTTCTTAAAGATGAGAGCATTCAGTTGCATCGATGCAAACGATTCAAAAGGGAGCTGTTTCTGTTGCAATAGGGTATGCCATCCAAGAACACCTAAACCTAATGCACGAGATTTCTCTGCAAATCTTACTGCACGTTCAAATCCAGGCAAACCTCTAGCTTTATCAATGAATTCAGACATGACACCATCTAAGAACCAGATAGAAGTTTCTACTAAGTCTGTGTCCTTCCATTCTTCCCATCTTGTTAGGTTGAGAGAAGAAAGACAGCATACAAAGCTATGATCAACATCAGAGAATAACATAATCTCTGAGCAGATATTAGTCATATTAACTTCAAGACCTTTATCCTTATACATTTGAGGATTAGCTTTATTGACATTATCAATGAACTGTATATATGGCTCACCTGTTTCTAAGCGAGTCTTAAGTATTTCTTTCCAGATGTTTCTAGAGCGCATATTGCCATCTGCTACTTCTTTCATGAAGGCATCTGTAACTTGAACACATTGATGAATATTAAGGCACTGTCTATTGACGTCACCTAATGGTCTACGGATTCTTAAGAATTCTTCTATATCAACATGGTCAACACGTAAGTTCAAACTCGTTGCACCTCTACGTACGTTACCTTGTGAGGTTGCGATTGTTGCAGAGTCAAATACTTTAGCCCATGGAGTTACACCTTCAGATGCTCCATTTGCTCCACCTTTAATTAATACTCCACGACCACGAATATTAGATAGGTCAACACCTACTCCACCACCGAACTTAGATAGCATAGCCATCTCATGTACAGACTTATAAATACCATCTACACTATCTGGAACTGTTTCGCCAAAGCAAGAGATTACAAGTCCACGATCTGTACCCGAATTAGAAAGTACAGGTGTAGCAGGACAAAGCCAGTTCTTCCACATATAATCAAAGAACTTATCTTCCATCTCTGGTTTGTTTAGTTTATTCGCCACTGTCTTAGCAACTCTTCTATACATATCCTTTGGAGTTTCACCATCAAGCATATATCCTTTAGAGAGAGTCTTGAATGAAGGATCGTTCATCCATTGTGGGGCATTACCTTCAGCTTTTAATTTATTTAGCATTATCATCCTCGTCAAACATATTATCCCAATTAGAAACACCTTTACTATATGAAGTAACGCGGCCAGCAAAGAAATCTTGCTTCTCTGTGCCTGATGTCATATAGTCGAACCAAGCCATTCGCTCGATACTTTCTTTATCTATATTTTTCCAGTTAGATTTTAAATTTAAGTCTTGCAGCTTCGTATTAGCTCTATATCTAATGAATTGCTTTAGATCATGAGGATCAAGACCTTCGATTGGTCCTAGCTCAAATACCTTATCAATAAACTCATCTTCCAGCTTAACTGCAGCTCTTGCTGCTTCAAAGATTTGTCCTTTAAGTTCATCATCCCATATTTCAGGGTGTTCTTCTATTAAAGTTCTGAATAGCCAACAACCCGCAGTACTATGTAGAGACTCATCTTTAACTGAGAATGCTACAATCTGACCAACTCCATTAAGTTTATCAAATCTACTGAAGTGCATAAGGACAGCAAATGAAGAGAAGAGTTGAACTCCCTCTGCAAACCCACTAAATATAGCTAAACTTCTAGCGATATCTCTAAGTTCTTTACCTTTAACGTTCATTAAGTGATCAATCTTAGCTTTTGAGCTAGGATCCTGAAGGAATGCTTCATAGTCTTCTAGACCTAATGTTTCATTTAAATAAGCGTAAGCTTTAGCATGGATAGTTTCCATGTTAGCAAACGCTGCAGCCATCATCTGAATTTCTGGTTTCTTAAACCATTTATGAACTTTACCAATCCAGTAATCATTTCCAACTACAACTTCAGTTTGTGTGAAGGATTTAAGAGTGTTTCCAATAACCATCTTTTCTGAATCTGTAAGTTTGTCACTCCAATCTTGCATATCTTTTGCCATACTTACTTCAGTATGGAGCCAATGAGCTTGTTGTTGGAGTAGCCAGTAATTGTAAGCTTGCTCATATTCGAATGGTGCAAATACCAATCTTTTAGTTAAAAGGGACATATCTCTCCTGCTTGGATAGCGATTTATTTTAAATGTTTTTGGGTCTGTTTTACTGATTAATGTTTGGGAGAATAGTAGATAAGTTTAATTGTGCGATCTGTTTGTAAGCCATTGTTTTTGTTATATTTTGAGATCACGTTTGTATCCTTGTATGTTTCTTAAGGTACTATCAATTATACCAGAACGTTCGATTAAAATAGCAACCGAATCGATAATATTTTGAGATTATTTTTGGAGAAAATTATGGATGTTGAAGCTATCTGTTGGACAACTGTTGCAATATGTGTACTTACAGTATTGACTCCATTTGCCATATTGGCTCTTATTGTACCTATTCTTCTAATAGTTAAAGATCATTTTGATAAGTTAGATAAGAAGATTAAGGACGAGTAATGTTGGATAAACTTTTTATTCTATTACTTAAATGGTATTGTACAAATAGACTTGATCAGTGGGAACGCTGGAAATTCAAGACTAAATATGGAAGCGATATCTACGTTGATATTTCTAGACAAAGTGACGGATATAACTATAATGACATTTAATACAGCGGGATAGAGCAGTTGGTAGCTTGCAAGACTCATAATCTTGAGGTCGTTGGTTCGAATCCATCTCCCGCTACCATTTTGGAGTAATATGAATGTATTAACTTTTAAAAATAAATTACATATAGTTCCAAATTGTTCGGATGAAAGATTTTATGAATAGAGATAAATTAAAAGTAAAAGAAGTAGATATTCTTGAAGAAATAATAACTATGCAACAAAGAATTAAGTATTATCTCGATGAAATTCAAATGTTTATGCCAAGGCACAAATAGGATATTTATGCAATGTAAAGACTGTGATGATACCATTGTAGGTAAGAAATGGGGTAAAGCAAACCTATGTTCTATCTGTGATGAAGAAGGCGAGAATACTGAAAAGTACACTGGAGTTATGCTATACGGCCATAAAGGTGGAGCTGTGCTTCAAGTGAACTCTGATCCTGAGCTTACTAAGTATATTCTGAATGCTACAAAACTTCAGAATAAAGGTTCTAATTTAAGTAATAATTTAAAGGTTAACAGCAGTAAAGCTAAATCAAATGGTTTGGTTTATAGTGACGAAGTAGTAAAAAGGAACGGATAATGTTAGATACTTATTCAGAAGCACGAGTTGTCTTAGCACCTAGTGGAGAACTTCTAATAGCTCTTCCTATTTATGCTAATCAAAATGGTGCAATCTTTGATGAAGAACAGATGAAACAAATATTCAACCTAAATGGTAGTGTTGGAATATATGAGAAGTTTGGATACCTAATGTATCATCCAAGTCAAGAGTTTTCCTTCTATATGAAGGGATTAGACTTGTTTACAGATTTAGGGGTTTTATAATATATAACAGGAGTAAATATGGATTTAAACTTACGTAAAGCTAGAAAATTAGAAGCAAAGATTCAGGTTGCTATCAACCAAAAGAAATCAGAGCTCTCTACAACTGCCTCGATCAGAGTAAATACTGATCCATCAAGCATTAACTCTTTAGTAGATGCTAGTCGTCTTGAGTTCTTTGAGAACTATAAGTTAGTTAATGATCTTACTCTTGTTAGACAAGAGATTAGAGACCTGATTGCAAAGGCCAATTTCAATGTTGGTATTGACGATCTTATTTCTAATAAAGTCCTATTAGAAACTAAACTGCAATTGCTTAACAGCTTTACAAATGTAGAGATTTTTAAGCAAGAAGACCTAGAAGACACTCTTTCTCTATATAAGAAGCAATTAGAAGGTGGTTCAGCTCATTATGCTAGAACAAATGCTAGCTATTACTTCTTGAACCAAGTAGATAAAGATAAGTTCAGAACAGACAGACAGAACACTCAGAAAGAAATTGAAGCATTAGAAGATAAGCTCGCTGAGCTTAACTATTCATCTAAAGTTAGATTGAATAGTACTACAACGAAGTTACTTCAGGATAACGGCCTGATTTAACGGACTTTGGCGGTTAGAAGAATAGAGGGAAAACCATTAATTCACACTCTTCGGAGTCGAATTAATAAACTACAATTGGTGTATGTGCTTGTCAACGGCTAAAAATTAGAGCTAACGTTCGTTGTTATTTGTCGCCGTCTAATTGCACTTTATGTTCCTTGTTAGTTGTATAAAAGCCTATTGGCTTTGTTCGTTGTTCCTCCCTACTTATCTAACCGCTTTTTTATTTAGGCATACATGAATAAAAAAGATAAAGCATTAAATAGTTATTTATACACATTAAGCCTACTTCTTACACTAAGAAGATTTCATATCATTTCAGGTAACGACTTCGTAAACAAATCAAACGATCTAGCTTTTCTACTCAAAGACGCTCTAGACGAATAACCGAATCGAAATACATAAAGAATAACGAGGGATGGTTTATGTCAACGAAAATTCAAGAAGACATTGCGGTAATTGAAAAGGTTAAATTGAAAGAACCTGTCAATTATAATGTAATTATACATGACAATCCTCATACATCGTTTGAAGAAGTTATCTTTATTGTTTCTAGATGTTTTGAAAAGACAGAATTAGAAGCAGAAAAGCTGGCTCATATTGTAAACACTGAGAAGCGTGGTGTATGTGGTACATACTCTAGAGAGATAGCAGAAAGTAAATTAGCTACAGTTGACCTTGCAAAACAATATTTAATATCATGTTTTCCAAATAGAGTTCAAGCAATTACAGTTTTAAAGTTCACATTAGAAGAAGCATAGGAGAACGAATGAGTAATCGAATTACTGATGATACTATTATGGGCGCAATTACTTCGCAGAAGTCTTTGACTCTTTCCGTTTCTAAGTTCGTTCTTTTTTGTATCAATGATGATCACCTAGAGAATCAACAGTTTCTAGCTTCTAGAGGTTGTGATATTGATAAATTAGAACTTCTATTAGAAGCTCAAGTTCTTAAAGAAGAACCAGATCTTTTAGCTCATGAGCAGTTCTCTAGAATGCTCGGAAACAATGGAGCAGCTTTAACTCCAAGCTTCAAGAAGACAATTGAAGATGTTAAGAAGACAGCAGGTAAAGAGCAAAGAGATATGTTCTTTGAAGACTTTATCAATAGTTTATATGTTGTAACAAATGTTAAAGATAGTCAAACAATCTTTCATTTAGAATCAAGTGGATACAAACATAATCCAAATGCTGGCATTAAATCTAAAGGTAAATATAAGGAATTATATAAGCTTTGCGATGATTTAAATGAGAAAGCAAAGAATAGAAAGATTGATCCTCTTATTGGTAGACGAGATGAAGTTCAACGTATGGTTGAAATCTTAGCTCACCATAAAAAGAAAAATCCAGTATTAGTTGGTCCTCCAGGAGTTGGTAAGACTCAGGTTGTTGAAGGTTTAGCTTCCCTTATTGAATCAGGTCAAGTACCTGAAGCAATTAAGAATGTTAAGATTTTCTCATTAGAAGTAAGTAGATTGATCGGTGGAACTAAATTCCGTGGTGATTTTGAACAAAGACTTCAAGACTTACTAGAAGACATTAAGATGATGACAAAAGAAGGTCTCATTCAACCAGTGTTGTTCGTAGATGAACTTCATCAGGTTATGGGAGCTGGAGCTGCTGGACAAGGTCCTGGTGCTCCGGATATGAGTAACATTATTAAGCCAATGCTTGCAAGTGGAGAGTTGAGCTTAATCGGTGCTACAACTGATGACGAATATAAAAAGCACATCTCTAAAGATAAAGCTTTTGCTAGACGTCTTCAGCAAGTAAAGATTGAAGAACCAAGTGCAGCAGAAACTTTACGTATCTTAGAGCAAGGTGTTAAGCCTGTTCTTGAAAAGTACCATAAAGTTAAATATCCTAAAGCAGTATTAGAAGCTGCAGTTGAATTGTCTGGTAAATATATTACCACTCAATACTTTCCAGATAAAGCGATAAGCTTGATCGACTCTGTTGGGGCAAGATTAAGAACAGATGATTCATCTACGCGACGCACGGCGGCAG